GCATCCTTTGCCACATTGTTTTGTGCTACACCAAATTTTAAACCTGCACTTCTTGCAGCTGCCGAACTAAAATCAGCAGTTCTATAACCTATAATTCTTGGTGCTGTTGTATTAGAACTAAAAGAGCCAGGAGATAATAATAAACTTGCAGTAGGTGTAGTAGAGGAAGTTTGACCAACTGCTTTTACTAATAATACTGGGCTTGATGCATCTTGTTCAAGTGATACATCTCCTGCAAAAGTTGAGTTTCCAGAACTGTCTATACGCATTCTTTCTCCCCCATCTGTATCAAATCTTATATAACTATTATGATCTCCAATTTGTATACCCTTTGATGAATTACCACTTCCAACAAGTCCAAAATAATAACCCCCTGCATCTGAGCCTGTTAATATTTCATCATCGTTATTTAATAAATAAGGCGTTGTATTGTTAATCTTAATGTCTCCTGCAAAAGTTGCATTTTGAGAAGTGTCTAGTGTTAATGCTATTGTATCATTAGTGTATAAATACATAGGTATATTTGCAGTTGCTCTAACTTGTAAAGAACTAGCAGTATGATTTAAAATAAAACCACTTGAGCCACCTCTTGTTAATCTTAAATATGCTTCTCCACCTGTTCCACTTCCACCATCAATACTTACAACTGCATCCCCTGTTCCTGTTCCTCCTGCACCAAAACTAGATACAGCACCATCCACATCGATAGTACCTGCAAAAGTTGCAGCTGATGTACTAGCATTAAGCGACATTATGGATGAGCCACCACTTGATTTGTATGATAATGAGTTAGTTCCTGCTTCTAAATAATGGTCTCCACCATAATCAAATGTTAATCTTGAATTTAATGTAACATTCCCTGCAAAAGTTGCATTCTGTGAAGCATCTAAAGTTAAAGTTAAGTTTTCTGGCTGTCCTGCAACATCAGAAGTATAAAATCTCATTTCTTGACTATAACCTCCTGCATTAGCAGTTCTTATACTACCTAAAGTGTCTGTTAAAGCAAACCCTTGTATTAGTATAGATTCTGCACCTGTGCTGTTTGTGCCTTGAATAGATATTCCTGCTGAACCTGTTACACTAACTCCTGTACTTGTAGTTTCAAACTTTTTAACATCGTTATAATAAAGTTCTACTGCTGCTTGACCTATAACTTTAATTCCATTGTTACCACCTTGAGGTCTAATAAGTACATCATCTGTTGCTTGTAAAACTAACTCGTGTCCTGTTCCTTGTGCTTTTATATATAAATCTCCAGTACTTGATGTAGAAGTTTCTATATATGAATTAGTACCATCGTGGTATATTGATAAATCTTCATTTGCACCAAATCTTATTTTTTTACTATTTCCTAAATTTACATTACCTGCAAATGTTGCTAATTGAGCATCGTTTAAAGTTAATGCAGCGGTTGAGCCACCTGTTCTAAACACTAATTCGCCACTTGCATCTGTTGCAGCTAAATAGTTTGCACCTGCTCTTGCCATTCCTATAAAGGCTGATTGGGCATCTCCAACAGTTATATCTCCATTTAAAGCAGATGTTCCAGCTACACTTAAATTTTGAGTTGTATCTAAACTTCCTGCAAAAGTTGCATCAGCAGAAATAGCAATAGCATCTGTTGTAAATCTTATATTATTACTTGTATTACCTAAATGTTGTATATATTCAGTTACATATAAAGTGTTTCCAACAGATACAGTTCCTGATGTCGATATAGTAGTTGCTTCTAATCCTGCTACTAATAAATCTGCTGCTACATATCCTGCACCACCAATATTTACTGTTGTTGTAGGCTCTACTGTTGTTCCTTTAAACAGTTTAAATTTATTACCATCAGATGCATCAGAAAATAATCCTAAGAATCTATCTGTACCATCACTGTAATCTCCATATAATCCAATATCTAAACTATTAGCTGTATTGCCTTTTGCTAGTTGTATTAAAGGGTCAACTACTGCTAGTGTTTGGCTGTTTACAGTTGTTGTTGTTCCGTTTACAGTTAAATCACCTGCTATTGTTACATCTCTACCAAAACTTGCATCAGCATTTCTTGAAATTGTTAAAGCTGTTGTGTCTCCTGAATTTGCATCTGATGTTTTAAATACTATTGATTGTGTTACAGCACTTTGTTGTATATTTAATTGACCATTAACATTTCTTATATAACCATCTGAACCATCGTGAAATATTAACATATCATCGTTCGTTCCTAATTTTAATTGACCTGCATCAGCAATTGCTACATTTGCTGTAGTAGATAAACTACCTGTAATATTTACTAAACTAGTTGCACCATTAAATTCAATTAAATCAACACCATCATTAGGCATAATTTTAAAACTTTGACCTACCGATAAAAGTCGTGTATATTTAGTATCATCTTGTATTCTTATTTCTGATATTGCATCAGTAGAAACAAAACTAGCAACAAGATTCTCTGTTCCTGCATTTGCAGTTAGTGCGCCTGTATTAGCAATACTTAATAGAGTGTGATTGTCGTTTATAAAATTAAAACCTCTAGTTCCACTAGCTAAATTAAATGTACCTGCTGTGGTATTAGATTCTATTGTAAATGAATTAGTTCCTAATATTGTAAAACTGCCAGTAGTACGAACCCCTGAAGTTGTAGTTTCAAATTTCTTTGAATTGTCATAGTAAAGTTCTACTGCTCCATCCCCTTTAGCAATTATAGCATTTTCCCCATCTTGTACATATAGAAATAAATCATCGGCAGCTTGTAAAACCAAATCATCTACTGATGCTTTAACATAACCATCTGTACCATTTGAATATATTTCCAAATCACTACCTGCTCCATAAATTGACTTTACATCATCTCCGTGTAAAGTATTACCTGTCATAGTTCCACCTGCTAAAGGCAAGAAAGAACCACCACTTCCTGTAATAGAACCTGTTACTGTTAAATCTCCTGATACATTTGCTCCTGAAATTGTTGTTTGAAATTTATTTGAATTATTAAAATATAGATTTACAGCAGAATCATTTTGAGCATAAATCATATTTTCGCCTGTATCAGATTGTAACCTTATTGCACCTGCACTTTTAATATATAAACTACCTGTGCCTGTTTCATCAATATAAGAATTTGAGCCATCGTGATATATTTCAAGACCATCAGAAGAAGTGCCATAAATCGATTTAACATTGTCATTGTGGATAGTGTTTCCAGTCATTGTACCCCCTGCGAGTGGTAAGAATGAACCTCCTGAACCTGTAATAGTTCCACTTACTACAAGATTACCTGTAACATCTGCCCCTGTACTTGTTGTTGCTATTCTTTTTGTGCTTCCATAATATAAATCTACACTTCCTGAACTATTAGCTAAAACCCTTTTATTTGATGAACCTGTGCCACCTGCATAAATATATACTCCATCTCCATTTGTTGACCTGATAAATAATTCCCCATTACCACTTTCTTCAACAAAAGAATTTGAGCCATCGTGATAGATTTGTAAATCATTTGATGCACCCATTAAGATTTTACTAGAATCAGTAAATGTGATGTCATCATTTGCACTAACTGCTATGTCTGTTCCACTTGTAGTATTGCCAAATGTTAGAACTTCTTGCAAAGTGTCTGTTTGTGAGAATTTAGTATCTACATAATCTTTTACTGCTGCTGAAGTAGGTATTGTTGTATCATTATCAAAATTTGCTATTCCATTAGCTTGTGTTACAAATTGTGTTATTGTAACCCCTGTGCCTGTATCTTTTAAAGAACCCCATTCTAAAATAGCAGTTACTTTAAAATCTCCTGCATTGTTTAAATAAAGACCTGATTGATTTCCTGACCCATCAGTTAATTCTCTTAATGTAGCATTTAGTACTGCATTATCGATAGTCTTTAATAAGCCTTGATAAGTTTGTGATATTTTAGTATTAAATAGAGTTGCCATTCTTATTATTTTTAATTTTATTGTTTATTTTTTTTAGAAATACTTTTAATTTTTCTATATTTTTTTCTTTTGGTTTATAACTCATAATACCCACCCATTAAAAGTTGCATCATAACTTGGATAAATATCATCATTTGTATTGCTCGTGTATTCAGGGTATGTTGTTTGATTAAAAGACATAAAGTCAATAAACCTTCTAGAATACCATTCAGCGTTTGTTCTTGCTTTTTCTACTAGATAATCAACTTCTTCTTTGCTAACTGTATCAGCGTTTTCTGAACGATGCTTAAATACACCACCATTACGCACTTGATATGCTGCGAAAGGTAAGTAATCAACTTGTGCAAACCATATTAGCATAGGAACTATGTAATCATCTAATAAAGTTTTCCATCTTGCGTTTGCAGGTTGGTCTATGTTAGGTATTGCTGCTGATAATCCGTTATATAAATCTGTACCCATATAATTTTGGATATGTATCTCTTGCGCAATCTTTATGAATTGTATAAACTTATCCGTATCCACATTCCCATCTAGTATGGAGTTTCTAATTAAGTCTGTTCTATTTATGAATAATTGTGTAGCCATATTTTATTATTTAGGGTATGCGCCTCTTCCTGACATTTTATCGGTTGCTTTACCTGCTTTTTTCCACCCCTTAGGGTTTCTATTAGCGTATGCAGGTATTGTTCTTGTTTTTTGGTAGTTACCTAAGTTCTCTGATGCTTCTGTGTTAGAATCTAATCTATATAAAACCCTTACCCATTTGTGCTGACAATATATACCACCTTTTAATTCAAAAATATTATAAGGCATATCAGGTTTATGTCTAAATTCAACATTGACATTCTCTCTATAACTAGCTTTGTCAATATCTTCAATACGCCAAACAATACCAAGACTAGTTAAGTTCATCATTTTTTCACAAAATGGTCTACTCTTTCCTGACTTAGACATTCCTCTAGCATATTTATATCTAATTTTATATAAACCATTCTTAGAATCTAAGTCGCTATAAGCTGAACCATTGTTTTTACTACCTACATTGTAGTCTGTAGCTGATACTAATCCTACTAATCTTTTAACTCTTTTTAAAAGGCTTTGAGGTTTTTCTTTTATTAAATAATTAGCCCAATCTTCATTACTATATTCTGAATCTTCATCTAACTCATCTACTAAAACCCATTCTTTTGACATCTTAACGCCACTTTTTTCAAGTGAACCAATTATTTCATCAGTATCTTGTTCAGATAACTCAGATTTATTTTTAACAGGAATACAATTAGGAACTTCCTTTCCATCTTTTATTTTAGTTCCGTATTGTTCGTAACCATCCCAGCAAGGTGCTTTTAATTCTTCGTGATTTTCGCAAGGCATATAATATACAACCCCTTCAACTTCGTGTTCGTGATAACCACCACAACCTTTTTCTTCGGCTACTTTAATAGCTTCTTCTTTAGTGTCATAAGCCTCTTTACCATCAATCATTTTTAAAACTTCTTTTGATAGTTTAGTTCCCATTTCAACTCCTGTTTCTTCTTCAATAGTTTCTTTGTCTTGTATTGTAGGGTCAACCTCAGTAAACTCTAATGGCTGTAAGGTCGTAAAGTATAGATTTAACGCCACTTCGTTGTATGCTAGTATTTTGTCAAAGTTATCTATTAAAAGTTCCTGAAATGGTCTTATAACAGTATTATCCATCAATAAAGATGCGGTTTTAATTTCATCAGCATTATTCCCAAGACCTGATTGGTCTTTTATACCTAATAACATAGGGGAAACAATACGATGAGCAACCATTATCTTTTTAGTTGATTCATCACTTAAAAATTGATATTGATTATGAGCATCACTTAGTTGTACAGGAGTGATATCGGCTTGACTTTCTTTGTTGTCATTAAACGCAAGGATAAATTTACCTGCGTTACTAGTACCAGAGAATTTTCTAGCTATCTTTTGTTCTATTAACTTTCTTTCTTCTTGGTTTGGTGTTCCGTTATTGAAGTTGATAAGCATAGATGGTGCTAGACCATTCATTATGTTATTCAAATGATAGTTGCTTATTTCTTCCTCTAGTTCACAATACTGTAACCCACCTTGGTAATCCACAGGCGAGTAGTAATAGAAACCTGATTTATAAGGTTTAACATATAAAATCTCTATACTTTCTTTAGACATACCAAAAGCAGGTATTCTTAACGGAACATCACTCTTTTTAATATTTACCCAATCTTTAAAATAAAAATAAGCAGGTACATCTCCTTCATCATTTGCTTTTTCTGCTCTTAGGGTTTCAATAGGCATATGCTCTATTTGAGCGATACGACTTCTATCTTTATTGTATATGATTTGAATGGCGCATTGACCCATTAATTTAAGGTCATAACAAAGTTTTCTAACACAATCTTTCTTAAATAAAGAAACCATTTGTGCATACTCATTAGGTTTACGACTTGCATCTGTTGCGTTTAGTCCTTTACCATAAATTGCTTGACTTATACCGTTGATTGCTGCGTTATTTGTTGGGCTTCCGTTATATCTATCAATAAGGAATTGAAAATAGTTATTATCTGCACCATATTGAATCCATTCTTTGCCTTGCACTTCTTCAATTTCAGGGCTAGTATAAGTGCTTAAATTAACAAAACCAAACTCAGATACTTTTGAGTTTTTAACGTATTGTCCTAAATTATTTCTTTTTCTATTTTTCATCTTACTAAATATGTATTATTATACTTATCATAATTAAGGTATTGACCTTTGTTTAATTGATAATGGTCATTGTCATTTAATTGGTCGATGTCTTGGTCAGTACAGAATATCTTATCTCGATATATATCTTCTTTAAAATTACCATCTACATTCCATAAAACATCATATAAATTCCAGAAACTGTTATTAGTGTTCCAAAAATCATAATCAATGTATAAATATAAGTCAAAAAAGTGTGCTTCAACTAAAACAGGATTAAATACATTATTAAATGTCATATAATTACCTACTGTTGTGCCTGATAAATTTTGATATAATTTAGTTACGTTTGTGCTATCATCTCTAATAGACATAGTAAAAGCACTATCATCATACTGTCGGGGTATAATTGATAATGTTTGCGCCTGTGCTGATGTTGTTAATATAATCATTACTTATATAACGTAATAATCTTGCTAATTTGTACAATCATTTATGCAAAAAAAAAGCACCCTAGAAAGAGTGCTCAATTTTACAATTAAAAAAAACAATTATGCTGTTGGGTCAACCTGTGTAGCTGATGCTGTAGGTGTAGCACTTAAGAAATAAGGTGCTTCTTCTTCCATTCCTTCAAATGTTAGAGTAAATCCTGATAAATCTCCTGCTGCTGCTCCTGTTACAACTGTTCCACCTGTTACTTCCATCCCGTTTTCAAATCCACACAAGAAGCTATTGCCATAATAGTCAACAACTACTGCGTAAGGTCTTGCCTGAGCAAGTTCTTGTAGTTCTGCTTGTGTCTTTGCATCTAAGAATGTTAATGTAAGGTTTAAAGTTTGAGTATAAAAAGTAGTACCATTTTCTCTAGAACTAGTAACAGTAGTTTCAAGTGATGAATTACCTTTTACATCATATTGAAACCAAACAGGTGCTGGAGAACCATTTGTTATAGTAGCTACTTTAGTTGTAGAATCTACTGCTATACTAGCAATAGTTCCATAGTCAGCGAATAGTACAGTTTTTATGCCTCCAAATGCTGCTTTACAAGGTAATTTTCTACCTGTGTTTAATGTACAAGCCATAGTATTTATATTTTATTTATAAAAAAAGGGTAAGTAGATAATCCACCTACCCTATTTCATTGGTTAATTAATTATTAAGCGTACTCAACGATATCAGAAGCAATTCCAAACTGAACTGAACTTGTGAATCTCATTACCATACGAACATTGTTTGAAGCATCTAAGTCAGCCATATCTAAAACTTTCACAGAATTTGTGTCGTTTAATAAACCTGTACCGAAATATAGGTTGCTTCTTTGTGCTGCATACATCTTGTTACTTGACATACCAGGACAAACAAATATCTTCACACCATTTACAGTTAGTGAACCATTGTTCCACCATTGTGTTCCTTGTGCGTTAACACCATTTGCTCCTAGTCCTTGTGATGCGAAACCACCTAATGCCTGAACATAAAATTTAGCTGCGCTACTTGGAATGTATAAGAATAAATCTTCTTTTCCGTATAGTGAAGCAGGAATTGCGTCAACAACTTTAGATAATTCAGCAATAATGTTTGCTGCGCTTAATCCACCACCTACTGCTGCTACTTGCTGACCTGCTGGAATATCCCCTGCTGCTGCTGATGCTGCGATAAGTTTTTCAAAACCATCAAAAGAATTGTTTGAAGCTGCTGCTGTATCTCCTTGCCATATACAGAACTCTGTATTTTGTGCTACTTCTGCTGCAACGTGTGCAATCAT